AAATAGCTTGACAGCCGCCGAACAAGTAACAGAGTTAAAAGACCTAGGAGCAAGTGATGATGATCTTGCTTCTTGTAAAAATCAAAAGCAGCGCAAAGAGCTGTTCCGTAAACTAACCAAGAATAAATATGAGTAAGACAGACACCAAGAAAGATAAGATGAACATTCACCAAAAACTACAAGGTATCCAGACGGAGCTTAAAGCACCGAAAGGACAGACCAACAAATTCGGAGGGTATCGCTACCGCTCCTGTGAGGACATCCTTACTGCACTGAAGCCCTTGCTGGCCCAGTATACTTGTACACTAGCCATCAGCGATGATATCGTCGAGGTAGGCGGTCGAGTATATGTAAAGGCTACAGCCACCCTAGCATCCACATCGTGTGAAGATGATTACACTATCAACGTAAGTGGATTCGCTCGTGAGGCTGAGACTAAGAAAGGTATGGACGATGCCCAGATCACTGGCTCCGCTTCATCCTATGCCAGAAAGTATGCACTGAATGGACTCTTTGCTATTGACGACACCAAGGATCCGGACGCTACTAATGACCACGGAAAATCCGCACCTAAGAAACAAGTAACCCAATTCTAATATGAACCTACAACACGAACTAGTCGACCTTATCTCAACCATCCAAGTACTGGACAAGCACTACGATGAAGCCTTTGCTAGCATCGAAGATGACCTGGCAGAACTTCGCCGAAATAACCTGTACCTTGAGGAGCGAAACAAGGTGCTCTCCAAGAAGGTTGATGCGCTGATTGAATACCTTGAGGTAGAGATCAAATTTCCTGACACATCATTTAAGGCTGTAAAGCTGGACAATGGAGTCAGTAATAATAACTAAACTAAAACCAATAACGAAAGTAAATATTATGTCACAATACGATAACACTAACTCCGGTACATTCTTCGTCAATGACCGTAAAGAGAAACCAAATCATCCTGACTACAGCGGGAAGATTAACGTCGAGGGCAAGGATTACTACCTCAAGGGCTGGAAGAAGACAGCCAAGAGCGGTACTAACTTCTTATCCTTAGCGGTGAACCCAGTTGAGGGTGGTGCAGGATCTGCCCCCAAAGCTGCAAGTGCGCCAACCAATGACGAAGCCCCCTTCTAAGTAATGCAATTCGATAAGATCTGGTGGGAGACATTCCGCCGTGATGAAGTAAGTGCCATTCTAACAATGACTGCCAACAAGAACACGGATTACACAGGAGGCGAGAGCTGCGATAACCCCTTCGCAAATTTCGATGGCTCCTCCGAGTTCGGCGTTCATCCATTGACTGGTGTTTGCATCCGAATGCAGGACAAATTCCAGAGAGCGAAGGCTTTCTGTAACGATGGTCAGCTAAAGGTAGTTACCAATGGCGACCAATCCAAAGACATATTCCGCGACCTAATTGGCTACTCCTTGATAGCCATAGGGATGCTCGAAAGAGCTGAGTCCGAGTAAGTCCTTGTGCTAAGATGCTTGCCCCTTACAATTCCGTAGGGGGCAAGTAACTCTTATGACTGATAATATAACCGAAACACACCGTAACGAAATGACTAAAATAAAAGAAGCAGCCGAAGTATCCCTCTCGATCTATAACACAATTGATGGTTATAGAATCCCGGAAGGAAACCGTGTAGCCCATAAGTCCCTTGGACAGGTCCTTCGTTCTCTGGTAGAATTACTTGAAAATGAACAATCTGGATCTACAAATACACAATCAGCCACATAGTGCTGAAGCCGAGGAAAAACTAATTGCATCCTGCTTACTTCCAGGTGACACATCCATATACGATATGGTTCGTCCCCTACTTGAGCCAGAGGATTTTTACTTATTACGCTTTAGATTACTTTACCAAACCATTGGTGACCTTGCACAGCTAAGTCAGCCAATTGATGAGGTATCAATCTCAGAGCACCTGAAGACCCTACAAGGGCTTGATGAGGTCGGAGGCATAGCAGGTATACTGTCAGTCACTGACAGCGTCTCCAGCACCACCTCAGCTAAGTTCTACGCCAAGACAGTAGCAGAGAAGGCTAGGCTTCGTGAGATTATGAAGTCCTGCCGACTCGCTGTTGAGGAGGTTGAGAATGAATCCAAGTCCTACGACGAGATTCGCAGCACCCTTGAGGCTGAGATAACCGAGCGTCCACTCCTTACTCAAGGTAAGGCTGACATAGGTTTCTCTGCTGACGAGCTACTGGCTGACATCGCTAAGATGCAGGCCGGTGATTACGAGGCTGACGTTGTTAGGACTCACACCAATAACCTGGACCGTGAGTTCGGCAACCGAGGCATCGCTGCTGGTGAGGTACTGACAGTGGCTGCACCTACCTCCTGTGGTAAGTCAGCACTCGCTATGTACATCGTCTCTCAGTCCGTTGTAAAGGATGGTCACGCCTGCGGGGTGTTCTCCTTGGAGATGCCACAGAAGCAACTCACAAAGCGACTGACGCAGGTTATCTCAGGTGTTAACCTACGCAGTGTTGAGGATCAGACAGCTAACCCACAGCAGGAGAAGCGGGTCTACGATACCATCAACCAACTGAAGTCCTTACCTATCTATACTTCGCACGCTGTTAAGAATGCTGATGATCTGTACAGTCAGACACGTCAGTTCGTACAGAAACACGGAGTAAAGCTACTGGTGATTGATTACCTACAACTGATACCATTCTCTTCTAGGATGGGTAAGGCTGAGGGCATCGCTAGTATCTCTCACAAGATTAAGCAGATGGCTATTGATCTCAACATAGCCGTTATCCTACTGGCACAAGTCAACCGAGAGGGAGCCAAGGCTGGCCGACTTAAGTTGTATGACCTAAAGGATTCCGGGGACATTGAGAATGATGCTGATATTGTTCTGCTTATGTATCCGTCAAGCGGTGATGTTGAGTCCTCAAAGGACGTAGACAGCCGAGGGGCGTTCACTCGATTAACCTACGAGATTGCTAAGAACCGTGAAGGTGAACGTGATATCGGTGGGGTATTTAAATTCTATCACTGCACAGGGAGGTTCGGACAATGACGGAGAAAGAAGTAGCACAGTACATAATGGCAGCGTTCCCACGGATGAACAAGCTGACCAAAGCCGAGGACGAGTTCAGTCCTTTTGATTACGAGAGCATTGATTATCTGGTTGAGATCAAGGTACGCCGTAAGGCATATGACCCCTGGATCATCGAGCAGTTAAAGGTTGATACCAATATCGGTATCGCTGAATCAGTAAAGAAGGACTTCGTTTATGTGAACGGATTCCAGCACCTGCTGTACGCTTGGAATATATCTAAGCTAATTCGGGATGACTATGACTTCGGGTTCGAGGATCGTGAGATGCCTTGGACTACGGACTTCGATGCAGTACAAATAATAACTAAGCGCACTGGGTACTTGTACAACAGCAGCGCACTAATCATTAACACGGAGGGACTATGATAACTAAAGAAACATCAAAGGATATAACAGTAAACGGAGTAAGGGTAACCTGCTACTCAGATGGCAGTGTAGAGGTTCACGGCAGTCGGGGCAGTGGTAGATCATTTGGCTCGACGAACGGCAATGGCTATATGAGGAAAAATGTTAATGCGCAAAAATTCAAAGTCCACGATCTGATCGCAAGAGCCTTCCTGGGGAATAAACCAAAGGGCTATGACGTTGATCACATTAACGGAAACAGGGCAGACAATAGACCATCTAACCTGCGGTACGTGACACGATCCGAAAACCTAAGAGGATACCAGAAGATTCGCGGTAAGTCCAAGTACAGAGGTGTAACAGTTCCAAACAATAATCCTAAGTTTATTGTGAACGTAGGTCTAGGTAAAGAGCATCAACACAAGCTCAAATACTTGGGTTCATTTACTGACGAGAAGGAGGCAGCTATTGCTCGTGATACCTTCTGTTTTGAGGAACTAGGTTTTCCGCTAGAAGGGTTAAATTTTCCTGAGTTATTTGTTGACAAGAAGGAGGATTCCGTACAGATTTCCAGTATGCAAAATACTGAAGAAAACATTGAGCGAGTTCAGACCCAGATTGATATGATTCGGCAGGAGTCCAGGCTTTTGTCATACCGTATTGATCGTATGACTGAACAGCGAAAGAGTCTTCAGGAAGAGAAGCGCAAGCTTAAAGATTTCCTTACGCAGGCTAGAAAGCCATAGTGTATAATGCTGATCGAGGTAAGCTGTAGGAGTAATTCGCAGCGGGGCTTTTATGTTCGTCCTTTTTGATCCCTCGTTTCGTTACGGTAGCCCCGTCCTCTGTGTGTTGAGGGCGGGGCTTTTTGTTACCT